TAGCCGAATCGGTGAACAGGACATTTCGCGGCGGCATCAATAGAACCCGTCCAAGTATCAGGAACATAAACATTGTAGCTGGCACTGGACAACCAGAGAGTATCGTTAACGATATTCAAAATGGAAACTTCCAAGGGGCGTATCCGTATCGCAGGACAACATACGAGTCTGCTGACGGAATAGTCATATCGGTAGCGGGGGTGATTTACTTTCTGAATATCGTAAACAATGTTGCATACGCATACAAACTTCCAGTTGCAAATAATTGGGTATGGAATGATCCGAGCTTAATGCACACATGGTTTGTGCAGGCCGAAGACCAACTATACATTCAGAATGGATACCAGAATCCAATTGCATGGAATGGCGATCTTGCCACAAATGCGGTAAGGTTGAATCCATTTAACCGAGAAATGCCGATTGGCACTATCATGGAGTACGCTTTCGGGCGAGTTTTTGTCTCTGACAAGTTCAATCAAATTTACGCATCAGATATTATCTATGGTAATGGGTTTACTGATACTACCAATACTCGTAGGTTTACTGAAATAACGTATTGGGAGTTAGGTGGAGCATTCGCAACTCCATCCATGATGGGGAATATAACTGGTATGAAAGTAATGCCAGAACTTGGGTTGAACCTTCGCGGTCAAGGTCAGCTTGTAGTCCTTACTGGGAACGGCGCGTTTGCAATGGATGTATCAATTCCGAGAGCGCAATGGAACACAACTAACATCCAGCGAATTTCCCTACTTGGGCGCGGATGCACAAGCCCATACTTGGCACTGGTGAACTCTGAACTTTGGTTTAGGTCACACGATGGTTGGGCGTTCTATTCTAATACTCAGTCTGAGTTTAATAGATACTTTTCGCTTCGCAAACTTTCGAGAGAGGTAAACAAATGGGTAGAACGCGACACGCCTTGGCTTAAACAATTTGCATCCACGATGTTTCATGACAACTATCTATTAAGCACAGTTGCCCCTGAGATAAAAAGGACAACCGCACTTGGACTGCATAGGTATCATCGTGGAATTATCGCATTGGACTTAGATCAGTCCGCTTCACCTTCACCAGACGCACAACTCTCTTTCCGCTGGAACGGACTATGGACGGGCATCCGACCAACTCAAATGGTAGCGGCCTTGATAGAAGGTCAAAAGCGGGGATTTGCTTTCTCATTTGATAAGGACAACAAGAATCGGTTGTATGAAGTTACTTCCCAACAGACAGACGACTTTGGCCCGAATGGAACAAGGCGGATTGAATCCTTCTTTACAACAGGTAGGTATGACTTTAACAAAAGTGGCGCGACGAACAAATTTCTACGAAAGAAACTAACTGGCGGAGAAATGTGGATGAGTGAGATTAAAGGACTAGTAGAAAGCAAAGCTGAGTATAGAGCAGACAGCAATCCTTGTTGGTCAGAACTCAAAGTATCTACTACCTACGGGTGCAATCCGTGTTCACCAATAGCTACTGAGTGTGTTCCTCAACAGGGTGGTAATCGCTACAAACGCTACAAGTTTAACACGCCTGATCCAAGTGAGTGCAATGACTTGGCAGGCATCCCATCGGTAGAGGGAAGTGAATTTCAAATCAAAATCAACCTCACTGGAGCGGCTACAGTTGACCGAGTAAGGTTGATGGCGAACATCAAAAACAACGACGATTCACCAGTTGGCGACTGCCCAGAAGAAAATCAAGAATGTGAACCATTTTTGTGTTGCCAAGAGAAATACTGGGATTATAGTATCGTCACTTAACAATCAACCATTACAGGCTTACGGACAATCAAGATTCATCACCCGCACTTATCTTTCCATCTGTTCCAGACGACTTCTGTCCATCTGGAAACTGGACGCAGGTATTCCAACAATTTTCTGATGTGGTTCTCGCGGCTGGAACTGTAAACATCCCCGGTCTTGCAGATGTTACGCCACAGCAAATTGATTCTTTAAACCAAGCAGTGCAAGAATTACAATTACGAGTAACTGACCTTGAAAAAACACAAGTGAGGCAGGGTTCAATTGCGATCTCAGGAACAGATTCAACTGTTCCGGTTACTTTCCCAGTAACTGCCTTAATGCCAAGTGCCAACTATACTGTAGCATTCACGCCTGTTACTGCTACCTTTGGCGCAACGCAAGCACCAATTTTCGCAGTCCAAACTGGATCGCAAACTATTTCTGGATTCACAATTATCATTGATAACAATGTGGCTACAGTAACTCAACTGGATTGGGTAGCAATCCATTCAGCATAACAACCAACCAAAATAAAAATATGACACCACTAAAAGGAACCGATCCGAAGTTAGTTTCTGGAGGCTCACCTACTCGCGGAATGATCCGTGAAGGTATGGGCAACAAACCCGACCTTGGAAAAAAGAAGCCAAGCGTTTATACTACTGCTGGCACTCCAAAGCAGGGCTATCAAAAGTAATTATCGGTAACGATAACCTATGGCTGATACCCTCGAAGAGATGGTTGAAGTCGTCAAGGGGTTCGTCGGCGATTCAGGCGTATGTTCTTACGAACGGGCCGTTAAAGCCGTAAACCAAGCAAGGCGACTACTCTGGAATAAAAAAGCTTGGACTACCCAAGAAGAATATGTCCAGATTTGCTGCGTGAATGATTGCTTCACGCTGCCGTCTCGTTATGAGCAAATCAAACTTGCTTGGATCGGGGATGATTCAGCCAGTTTAAATGAGGAATGGTTCAATGCGACCAATGCTTTTGCTCTCCATGCCGATCACTCATGCCATAGGGGAATTACTGAAGTAGGAGGGCTTCATGTTCTCTTCAGAGATTACACTACCCATCCTTACCAACTTGGAATTGTAGCAGAAGACATAGATGACGCTGGTGTAGAGTTGATGTTTGAAGTGCAAGATCAATATGATACCTACCACAGAGTAAATCTATTTGCTGCACAGAGTCCCAATCTTTCCAAGACTGACCTACTGATCAAAGGCGTCCGCTCAGTATCCAAGCCAGTAACAAAAGGCAGGATTCGCGTTTACGCTTATGACATGGAGTTGCAGGCCAAAACACTGATCGCCATATACCAGCCGAATGATGCTAACCCAACATTCCGTAGGTTCAAAGCACCGAGGACTTGCGAGTGTATCACACTCTACGCATCGAAGAAATACTTTGATTTAACCGATCCAAAGGAACTCTGTGAGTTCATTCCAGATGCAATGATTTATGCGGTTCTTGCGCTAAACTCCAGAGAGAATCGTAAGGCTCAAGAGTTCATGGCTAACTTGGCCTTGGCCGTGCAAGAGCAAGAGAAAGAGATGGAGAACGTAGAGATACCAACCGCCGCGCCAATCCGCTTCTCGAACTATAGTCGGGCAGAAAACTTAATCGGTTCTGATTTATTGTCACCATCACCGAATGATTACTTCCTCTACCGATGACGCTGACAATTCCAGATAAGATTGATGCGAGAAACGTAGTTGGGTATGGTGATCCAGACTACGAGCTCAACTTGATGGATTTGGAGATTCTGAAACTACCTCCACGGGAATGTCCGTTGATTCATAGATTTACTCCGGGGATGTATATTCGGGAAATCTATATGCCGAAGCATACGATTCTGACAACCCTCCTTCACCTGACTACGCATCCGTTCTTTATCATGAAAGGCGATGTGACTGTCTGGTATCATGGCATCCCTGCCCACCGCTACAAAACGGGCTACAGTGGCATCACAGAAGCAGGAACGAGGCGTATGCTCTACACTCATAAAGATACAATCTGGACAACCTGCCACGTTACAGACTTAACTGATCCAGACGAAATTATTGACACGATCACTTCAAGAGACTTTAATCCGCACATCGCCAAGGAAGACCCAAGGGTGCAGAAGTGGCGGCACAACCGAACCAACTTAATCAAATGAGATTCCTTTTACCAGACCCATTAGGCAACGATAAACATTCGCAAATGTTTCATACCAGCGGATTCGCAATTGCTGCTGGGGTGATTGGTGTAGGCGCGGCAGTGGGCGCGGGGGCTATCTCTATGTCGGCAGCAGATCGAGCAAAGAAGGCTCAAGGTGCATCGGCGAAACAATTTAAAAAACAACAGAGCAAGGCTACTAAGCAATTCAATCAACAGCAAGCTAAAGTAAAGAGCGCGATTGCCGCTATTGATCCTAATTTAAATATTCCAGAATTTAATCTTCAGAATGCAACAACGGAATCAATCGAAGCTGCAAATCGAATTACCGCAAATACCTTACAGCAACTTGAGAACATTGTTCCGGGTTCCGCGCAAGCAAGAGCGCAAGCAATGCAGTCAATTGGTAATTGGGAAAGTAATTTGAATCAGCAATATCAAGGACTGCAAGCTAACCAAGGGCTGATCGACCAGCAACGGGGAGTAGTCGGAAGTATGTTGAGGGGTGAACTTACTCCAGTTCAGCAAGAGCAAATCAACCGAGCAATTGCTGAGAGAGCTGGCGCGGGGTTTAATCCAGCTACAGCAGGCAGGGTTGGTGGATTCCAAACAGCACAAGCAGGACTTGCTGATCAACTCAGGCAATCTTCGGAAGCAAGAATACTTGCTGGAATGCAATTAGCGCCCGGAGTCAATGAACAGCAACGAGGATTAGCAGCATCAAGTCTTGCACTTTCAGAAGGGTTTCGTGGGCTGCAATCGACCGCGCAAAACTGGCAGCAATTAGCTAAGTCATTCACTCAAAATGTTCCTGAGATTATGGGAATAGGATTGCAAGGAAGAGGGCAAGACATCCAAGTCCAGCAATATGGTTTACAAAATGCTTTAAGCCAACAGAACTATCTTTCTCAAATTAACCAAGGCATCTTCAATGCACAGTCTGGATTGGCATCTCAAATCTACGGAGCAAACAAAGAGAATGCCGCCGCAAGTTATGCTGCACAGCAAGCAGTCGGACAAGGTGTTGGAGATATTGGCAAGGCTACCTCTGGCGCGTTGATGGGGGTAAGTAATGCTTACACTCAATTTGCAGGAGCGCAAGGTGGCGGATATGGGGGTTACGCTTCAATGGGTCAAGCGCAGCAAGCCGCTCCTTACGCAGAAAATTTTAGTCAAGTATATGGATCGTATATCCCGAGAGCAACAAGGGCTTAATTTATGTCTATCGCAGAACTCATAATGCAGGGAACCAATCGCGCCTCGGAATCTACTTCATGGGTTGGAGATTCTTTGGCTAAACTTGGTCAGAATGTAGGTGCAGCGTTGGCACAGAGAGAGCAACAGAAGCAAGCTCAAGCTATGCTACCCATGTTTCAGCAGAGTATGCAGGAGTCTATGAGGCTTGCAGGAGAAGGTAAATCAGGTGAGGCATATTCAAAGTTGATGCCGTTTCTGACTGATCCCTCAGTTGCTCAGAATCCGTTTATGATGCCAGCATTGGAAGCTGGAATAAAAATGAATCAAGTGGCAGCGGATGACTATATGCGTAGTGAGCAACTTCGCATCCAAGAGGGGATGTATAATCAACGATCAGACTATAACTCTGAACGCATACGTCTATTGGAAGAAAAACAAAATGGTGTAGAAACACCCACATCAGATACAAACAGATATGGATTTGGAAATATTTCTTCTGTAGATAATGAAACTGTCACACCATTGCCAGTTCTAAAAGATTACGCTGAATCAGATGTTGGAATCCCAGAAACTTCTGGTGCTAATCAACCTGTTCAAGAAGGAACTCCAGCGCAAATTGCAGGAAAACAAAATGTTGAAGGTGTATCATCTCTTCCGCCAGAAAAACAGAAACAAGCATCAATGTCATTTGGTGTTACCAATGTTAATCCAGATCAATATGAGGTGCAAAACATTGCAGGATTATCAAAATATCTGCCAGACTTTGTTGGATTTGCAGTTCCAAAAGAAACTTGGAAAGAAACCACGGCATCACTATCTGGAAAAAACGAACTTAGTCGCCAATCAAAATTGACCGCTCCAGAAGCAAGAGAAAATTTTACAAAGGATGGTGGCACTAAATCTAATGTAGAAAAAGCCGTAAGAACAATGAGCGACAAAACAATGGGCAAATTGTTTAATGATTTTGGAAAAGACATTTATGCTTTAAGGGCGGCCACCGATCAAAAGAGTGATGAAACGGAAACTATCTTTACTGTTACTGGAAAAGATGAGCAAGAAACAGAAATTACAAAAGATCAATATGCAGCCATTGAAACAATTGCAGGCATTACTCCTGCTGTAGCTGAGAATGCTGGCGGAACTCCTGCAATATTCAAGCCAAGTTCAACAAAAGAAACTCCAGCAGAGTTGAGTAGAGAAGAAGCTATTAAAAAAGCAACTGAGATAAAAAATAGGAAAGCAAAGCCAACTACAGGAGCAACAGAATTATCTCTTGAAGAAGAGATTGCTTCACTTGAACAAAAGAAGAAGCCAACAACGGCGGCTCCAGCAGGAAGAGGCGCGAAAATGACTCCAGAGTTGAAAGCAAAATTAGCTCAAGCTGAACAGCAAAAAGTCACAGCAAATACAAAATCTGAATTAGTGAGTGAGCTTACTCGACTTGAAAAATTGATTTACGATATTCCCCGCGCAGGGCAGAAGACTCTGAAATATGAAGAAAGCGAACCAGCAGTTCAAAAGATTCTCAAGAAAATTTCAGAAATCAATAATCAACTTGCATCACTTTAACCAAGTTGATAGATTTTTTGAATGAACTTTACTCTTGAAAAGCTCAAAGAAGCAAGGGATGCAGGGATACCAGATGATGTAATCTGGGAAGTAGCGAGTGAAACTGAGCCAAAGTTTTTAGAATTAAAGCAAAACAATATACCTATTGATATAGCTATTGAGGTATTTCAAGGGGGAGAACCCGAACCAGAACCATCTGGAGCATTACGTCAAGCGGCGGATATACCTATCCAGTTTGCGAAAGGAATTGGAAGCGGAGTAAGAGGGTTCACAGATATTATCGGAGCCGATAATCCAGTATCAAAATCAATTGCTGGGTATGAGGACTACATGGATAGTTTACTCTCCGCTGAGTCTAAACAAGATTCAAAGCGAGTAGCGCAAATGCTACAAGAAGCAAAGGATGGCGGGTTCCTTGATAAGATTTCAGCAGGGTTTGAGGCGTTCGCATCCGCACCGCTTGAGACTACAGCAAATGTGGCAGGCTATATGGTTCCGCAGTTGGCTATTGGAATCGTAGGGAAGGCCGCGCAACTTGGGAAAGCCGCACAAGTTGGACTTACACTTGGAACAGGATTTGCTCAAGGCGTAGGCACTGCTAAAGGTAACATCTACCAAAACACAAAAGAATATCTTCGTGAGCAAGGTGTGCCAGAAGATCAAATTGAACCTATCGCGGTCAAGGCTCAGTCATACAATGGTGAGAATTTGGATCAACTTTTACTTAGTGGTGGACTTAATGCTTTAGCTGCATCGACTGGTGCAGAAGCAATCTTAACTCGCGTTCTTACAAAACAAGGCAAAGAAGTAAGCGGTGGAATAATCGGAGGAATCTTAAAAGGTGCTGGCGCAGAAGCTCCAATTGAAGGCGTTCAAAGCGCACAAGAAGAAGTTGCAAAAAACATCGCGCTTCAAAGATTGGGATATGATGTTCCTACATTCCAAGGTGCAATTGAAAGCGCAACGACTGGAGTTGTTGCTGGAGGATTTGTCGGCGGGTTAGCGGGTGGAGTTGAAGCACTCAGCCCAGAGCAGAAAGAGCAAAGAGACATTGATAAAGAAGCAGAGCGCAGGGCGCGTGAATTGGAAGCAGGTAACGCCGCTGCACAAGCGGTTTCCACTGAGCTTACACGACTTGAGCGAGGCATTGATAATAAGCGGATGGATTTGGATGCACTTGAGTCTACTTCACCCGAAGCAAGCAAGATGCGATTGGACATCGCGGCGGATCAAAAGAAACTCGTTGCACTTAAAGAGCAAGCCAACAAACTTGGATTATCGGAAACGATAACCGAAGCAGAAAAGCAACAGATTGAGTTGGCGAAAGCAATTACTGAACCT